CCCTGCAGCTAATACAAGCTCCGACTGTACATGATTCCAAGGCCATTCAAACTCTTCTTGTTGAATATGTCTTATCGCAGAGTTCACAGCGTCTTTAGCTATACTATAGTAGCCAGTGGCTGCTGCAAAGTTTGATGAAGTAAGAGCTACCTCATTTAGCCTGTGGTTAACATCGTTAACTAAGCCAAGAAAATCATAAGCCATCTATCTTTCCCTAATAGGTAGTGTTACAGAGCGCTCGTATGTAAGACCTTGAGTTGTGTTAATACGGCATGTAATATTATATCGTAAGTTATTTGTTCCTAAACCAAAACGTGCAGTAGCTACGTTACCAGAAACAGTAGGTGCAATAAACTGTAATCCATTTACAATCTGTGCAGTAGACACCTGCGTTTTTGTTCCGTCTGCATCATCAATAAAAAAGACAGCCGATACTATAGAGTCAGATCCTAGAAACCTAGACCAATCTATGCTGAAGTCTGCTGTTTCATCTGGATCTTTTTCAGGCCATTTGTAAGACATATCTTATCCTTAACTAGTTATGTATACTACGTTGTTTCTTCTTACAGGACGTATAACTACAGTTCTATTTTCAGCAGCTACGTATACAGTTCTTGTACCTATAGTAGGTGCTATTATTACTACCGTTCTTCCTCTGTTAAACGTATCAGCAAAATCATCAAACGGAAAGAGTACACCAATAGGGTCATCTAAGTTTTGCGCTATAGTAGCATTTATATCAGGCAATGTAAAGAACGCTAGACCTGTTATGCTTGGTACTGCGTTAGCTAATACAGCAGCTACAGATGTTGGAGGAGTTGTAGCTTTACCTTGTGCAGTTAAGCTTATTCCTACACCGCTAGTAGTAATACTATTACCCATAGCGTTGCCGTGTACAGTACAGTAGTATCTTAACCCTATTCCTGGTGCAGATGTTGGTACTGCAAAAGTCACGCTTGCACCAGATTGACCAGGGGTTCCTGTACTTGTTACACCAGTTGTGTAACTCTGGTTACCGCTTTTGAATGCTAGTGGATGTCCAGACACAGAGGAGTCACTAAGATCAAATGTGTATGTCGTTCCTCTTACAAGTTGCAGCGTTGGATTGTTTATACCATTTAAAACAAATATGTTAACGCCACCTACGTTTGCAACGGTTACAGTAAAAGTTGTAGTGCTATCTACTGTAGTTATGGTATTGCCCATACCATTACCGTGTACAGTACAGTAGTATCTAGCTGGCATTGTACCAGATGTAGGAACTACTAATGTTACTGTAGCTCCTGATGATCCTGCTGTTCCTGAAGTAGTAACTCCTGTAGTATAAGAGTTACCAGATGCGTCTTTAAATCTAAATGGGTGTCCACTGTTAGTGCTGTCACTTACATCAAAGACGTATGTTAGTCCTTTTGTTAATGTTAACGCAGCAGCTTCTACACCATCTATGTAATACTTGTTACCACTTCCACTATTAGCTACAGTTACTGTGTAGTTGTTTCCTGTAGGCTGAACGTTATCACCAAAGACTGCGCCAGAAATAGCAGTTTGTGATGGTAGGTTTGTATTGGCTATACCTTCTATGTTAGGTACGTTAGCTGTAAATGCTGCAGTGTTTGCAGGAAGCGTAAAGTTTGCTGCTGCTGTAGTTGTTAATGCAGCTATGCTTGTGGTGCTTGCTACGTTAGCAGTAGTTATATTTGCTTTTCCGTCAATGTCAAGCGTAGCGTTGGTTAGTGTAGCAGAAACCCCTGTTAATGCAGGAAGATTTACACCCCCTGAAAACTGAGGAGAGTTTAGCGCAGTAGCTGCAGATACGTCAGCAAGATCAACACCTATGGTGTACTTGGTAAGTTCTGCTGAGAACGGTGTCTCTGCTACTGCTGCGAAGCCAAACATTAGTCAGCCTCTGCTATGGTGTTACCCTCTGCTACCCATGCTTGTAGAGCATCAGAATACCTATTACCTGCTACATTATGAGGTACGAACATTTCTTCGCCATCTATTGTGGCTTTAACAACACTAATATTACCTTCACTGTCTCTTACAAATTGTGCGCTTGTTACGTTCATTTATAGCTCCGCATCTGCTTTCCACATAGTTAAATCTCCATAAGTGTTTAAATGTGTGGCTGTTCCTGACGTTAAAGATCCTGTTGTAAGATAAAACTCACCACTATTCTCACTAAGCTGACTAATACCTATTGCAGAAAATGATCTAGAAGTACCTGTGTTATATATACTGTAGTGACTTAAAGTCATACCAGAAATAGTTGGAGCAACTCTCATCGGCTTCCACCATCTCATACAAGAGTATGCATTGGTTGCTGTGTGTTGATTAAAAACTACTCCATACGTTCTACCATCACCAGACTTTTGATAATAGCGTTGGCACTTTTCTAGTGTGACATCATACGATTCGTGTTCGAACGGTGTAGCTTGCGGCCCAACTTCTAGCTGAACTCCTGTTAAAAGAAAAGTAGCATTTGTAGTCGTTATAACAGCATCCGTTGTACTAGGTTCACACCAATTTGTAGTAGTATAATTTGCCCAACCAGACGATGTTGAAACTGAATCATAATTACTACCAGCAGCTAAATGCCAACTCAAATAAAGACCAATACCATTATCATCAGCTATACTTCCGCCAGTTAAAGTATTAGCTTCAAAAGTTATAGTCTTGTGTTCCCAAGTATTAGCAGCACTTATTGTATAAGTTTTGTTGTGAACTTGATACTCTAAAGATCCAGCACTATCATCTTTAAATAATCCAAGACAAAAAGTTCCTGTTACACTAGACTTTACCCAGAAAGAAGCTGTTAGTTTTTTTGCGCCACTTGTACCATAGGCTAAGTGTTGTAAATTCTGAGCTTCAATTTTTTGACTAATAAAATAATATTCGGCTGCTCCAATAGAACTTTCAGGAGTTGTTGTCTGAAAGCTAAGACTATGAGCAAACCCATAACCAGATGGCACATCAGTGTTTTGTGCAAGATTATAAACTAATTCACTTCTACCACTAATAATAGCTTCAAATCTATCTGTTCCATAAACACTAGCAGTTTTTCCAGTTTGGTTCCCTCTTTGATGGACGTTTTGTGCGCCATTAATAATGAGGTTTCTGTTACCAAGCTGTCCATCAGTAGGAAGATTGTCTGCAAGTTTACGTGCGTTGCTCATGGGTTCCTCCTACTCCTCTAACTCAGCAATCTTAGCTTGTATCTGATTCCAAGTAATTTTAAAGTCTGACGGATCGTTAGAAAATATAATGTCACGACTTTCCGATATACCTGTTTGTATTTCAAACTTTGCTAAAAACTCTGTCTCATTAGTTGGAGGTGGTGTCGCCATTTTCCAATTTGTGTCAGGTATGAGTTCTCTTATTGCTCTATTTAACATTATTATAATCCCACATTTGAAACACCTGTTCCACTAGTAGTGCTTTCTCTTAACTTCCATGCAATTAGACCTGTCTCTCCGTTTCCGTCATCTTGATAAAACGCAGCAGTAGACGTACCGCTTTGATAAGAAATCACATAAATTGACTTAGATGAATTACCGTTAGCAACATCAATATACCACATATGATTACCAGCTATATTTGCGTTATTTGCATCGTGGTTGCCTATTCTTTCCGCAACCATTCTATAGGTACTAAAAACACCACCACTTGATGTAGAGGTTGAAAGCGCAACTTTATGATATGCAGAATGTGCTTTATAACCAAACCTACTTTGGTAACTCACGACCCAAATACCACTAGAAGGTAGTGTTAAGCCGCCAAGATTTACATAGGTGCCATTTGAATTATGATTTGTATAGCCAAACCCTGCTGATGCAACTACATTTGTTGATATGTTTTGGTATCTCGCATCTGCTGCTGATTGTGTGTAATAACGTGCATCGGCTCCTGATTGAGTAATTGCATCACCAACGCTGAACGTATTGTATGCAACAACTTCTATCTCATCACCTGCTGCTGCACCTGATGTAAGTGTTACTGCTGATCCGTTGCTTGTCCAGTCTACTGTTTCATCTAAAAGCAAGCCATTCATGAACACCTGTATAAATCCCTGTGTGTGAGATATAGTAAAGGCTGTCTGTCCTGCAGTAGCTGTGAACGTAGTACTGCTGTAATTACCAGAACCTATGAGGTTAGCTACATCTCTTGCTCTTGTCATTAGGGTGCGCTCTCCGCTAAGTGTGCAGCATAAGCTGTCTTGATTGCGTTTGTATGAAACTGTGCTGCTAATGCTTGTACGTCTGCACTTTCATTTGCTAAATCATCTGCACTAATATCTGGTGTTACAACATGACGATGAAACGAACGGCTTAGTTCAACCCCATCTTCTTCTATGATTGTGTCTGTTCTAACTTGTATACAGTTGAAAGGTTTGACTATCTCTAGCTTTCCTTGTTCTATTCTTTTTGTAATTGCCATCATTAATCTCCAACTAAGCGGCTGTTATGTAACTAAAAGTTGCTGAAATATGTGTGTTTCCAGTACCTAATTGACTGTAGCTCATTATAACACTTTGCTGTGTAGGGTAACTAAGTTCTAAGCCAAGGGTATTTGATCCAGTTTGGCCTACACGTCCATTTACATTAATAATTGATGTTGGAAGACTTGGAACTCCTAGCACTGAAACATTAAAATAGCTTTCATGTGCAGTTTCAAAAGCAAAAGGTAAACCACTAATTTTAATTTGTGATGAATTTGAATAGTTACTCCAGTTATACAAATAAAAGTAACAAGTAACTAGTTTTCCAATTTTGACATACCACTGGTTTTGATAAGCTACCGCTGACCCCACGTTTAATGATGGTGTCCAGTTTCCTTCTTCTACGTCTTCCAATTTATTAGCCGCACCAGTGCCGCCAAGGTACACACCACCAGAGAGGTAAAAGTCTCTGAAGCGATGAGAAGGATCTCCTAAATCTATAGCGGTATCACGAGCAGCATTTGATGAAACATTCCAAGGTATAATCTCATCATTTGTTTGATTCATTAACAGTCCAGTATCACCAGAACCTACAGTAAGTGTGTCACCACCAATAGTTCCAATACTCCCCACCGTAGTGCCGTTTTTCTGCACATTAATGACTGTGCCATCAGTTGTCGCACGATCCACAGTTAAAGGCGTTGCACCATCATCATCAACTGTCAAACCATTAGAAGCAGTAACAGTACCAGTAAACGTACCACCTGTCGCAGGTACATAATTACTGTCAGGTATATTAGTTTCAAACGATACAATGTTGATAACGTCATTCAGGTTAGCTGCAGATGCTAGTGTGACTGTACCAGTGCCAGTTGTGGTGAAGTCACTATCATCCATGAGAATACCGTTGACGTATACCTCTATCTGTCCAACAGTAAAGGCTAATACTTTACCATCATCATCAGCACCAGTAAACGCTGTCTGACCCTGCGTAGCAGTATAGTCAAACTTAGTTCTGCCAAATGATCTTATATCCTTAGGTTCAGTGCCGATGTATGACATTATTATTCCTTTACGGTTTTGTAGGCCATGTTACATCATCTAATGACGTAGCGCTGGATGTTATGTCACGCAACGCCTGTCTATAGTCTGTCTGTGCAGATGTCATAGTACGGTCTGACATAGCCCACCAATCTGTTTCTGCTAATCTTCTGTTACGCTCTTCACGTAATAACCTCATGGGTTCTGCTGCTACAAGCTCATCCTTTTTAGCTTTGACTTTATCCCATGTTGTACCGAAGTGCGCTGGGTCTGAGCTTTCTATGGCAGAGCCATTAGAGTCTGCGCCCATAACCTTGCGGAACATAGTCTCGAACTCAACTTGATTAGTTGGCTCTCCACGTAACACCCATTCAGTTACGCTTAGTTCGTTTAATGCTGTTGCTATATCTGTCATTTGTTTATCCTATTAAATGTCCATGCCAAGTCGTCCAATAAAGGTTAGAGTCTCCATATATTTGTTGACCACTAGCGCTAATAGTTATCTCTAGATAATCATTTACTGCAAGCTCTACAGTAACGGTTATAGTGGTTGTTTGGTGTTGATTTGCACCTGTATCTTTAGAGTTTCTTGACCTGTTAATAATGGTTCCGTTTTTTGTTAAATGAATATCAGATTGTGAAGTAGTGTTTGTTGTCAACCACTGACAGCTTGTGGAGTAAACTCCAGCAACAGGAGCAACAAAAGCATTAGCTGTAGCCCCTGAAAACGAAAATCCATTACCTTTATTAAGTGTTGTAGTAGCCCATGTAACTCTTTCGTTTGCAGCCGATGCGGTTTGTATAGCATCTTTATAAGCACTCCAAGCTACAGTATTTGGATTAAGCACTCTACCACTGCTATCTATGGTTAACCCAGTAGTACCACCAGTGTTCTGTATCGTATCAACTTTAAGGATAGAACTCATTGGGCTATCTCCATAGCTGTTAAACTCATAATTCCATATGTAGGATATGAGTAGTAAGTAGTAGTTCCATTTTCGCTTTTTATGTATACAGTATAGGTTACTGCACTCGTAGTATTAGGACTATCATAAGCTGACGCAGAATGAGGGTGATATCTAGCATTTACATTACCTTGCTTATATGCCAACCCACCAGTGCCATGTCCTATATTTGTACTGTTTCTATATAAAGTTACATTAGCTGTTCCAGCTTCTATATACCAACTACCTCCTGCTATATTTAAAAAGATTTTACTACTAGCAAATTTGGGAGTAATCGTTACCGAATGTCCTGTTGTAACAAAAGAGGTACTTGTTGTGTTAAAGCTTGTATTAAAACCTGAGTTTTGCACCTGAACAACATGACCAGGAATAGCCACCCCATTGCCAGTAGTCTTTTCGTTGATGGTGTCTACCTTTAGGATGCTCATTGTACCACCTCTTCAACAATTATTGTGGAGTAATAGTAAGCGCCTTGGTTAACATTCGCTGCCGTAGTAGCTGTTCCATATTTAATCATTTGTAGTTTAATAGTTCTTGCGTTGGTACTACCTGAAGCAACCGTTATACATTTTGATTGCCTAGTGTGTATATTAGTATTAGTAGACCCTGATGTAGTTTCATAGTAAAATTCATATTGTTGGCTTGTATGATCTATAGCAGTTCCATTATGTAATAATCTAACCATACCTCCTGCATAACTTCCACCACTACTATAAGCATTAGCATGATAATGAGCGGTTATAAATAAACGGCTTGTTGATAACTTAGGTGTAAAACTTAAACTAGAATTACCTACATCAGTCCAAGCACTGTTAGATGTAGTAATTGTGTCACTATTCCAAGTATGATGAACCTTTTGTATTACTTGCCCTGCACTTGGTGTTATTGTTCCAGCGCTAGCGTCTAATGTTTGACCAGATGGTACAATAATCTTATTGGCATTACCGCCAGAGCTAAGACCTTTTAGATTTTCTACATGTAAAGTACTCATATGATTGTCAAGTTCCCATTAACTGTAAGCGTCACATTAGACGCTATTGTTAGAGGCCCATTACAACTAGCATTCTGTGAGCTAGGTATTGTTGTATCTGTACCCATGCTTTGCTCATTAGTTTGAAACAAAGCTGTCTTCATAGTATTCTGTGTTGTATCGTATATAGGCGCTCTGATACTAGCTGCAAATGTACCACCACCTGAAAGTGTAGGTGCATCTGCTACGCTGAATATGTTGTGAGCTATAATAGTTATCTCATCATCTAGTGCAGCAGCAGTGCCTAACACCACTGTAGTTCCTGTGGTAGCTGTGTAGTCAGCAGGTTGTAACAGTATTCCGTTTTGATATACGTCTACGTTTCCAAGAGAGTATACAGCATTAAATGTGGTTTGTCCAGCAGTAGCTGTATATGTGTGCGCTCTTCTTGTACCTTCAGTTAGTGTCTGTCCGATGTATGCCATGTCTGTGTCCTATGAGGAAGCTGTTTGCCTTGCTTCCGTTCTTTTTTGCAAAACATCATCAGGAATATCTTGTCCTGTTTCAGCTTTTCTTGTTACATACCAATCTGTTTTCTTTAAATATTGTTTTGCATTAAACTTATTAGTCATGATCGTTGCTGCAGCAACTTGTTCTTCTGTAAGATCAACACCACCATGTTCTGTTATAGGATAAACACCATTAGCGTTAAAATAGTCTATCTCAAATTGTGTTTTCTCAGTCATATTGTTACCTATTAAAATGGGTGATTACTTCCATCATTACGAACTTGAACGGCTGTTACTTGGATGCCTCTCCAACCATCTCCATGACCACCAAACTGCAAGACCGCATTACCTTCTGTATAACCAGTTTGCCCTAGCTGAACTTTAAAACATAAGCTTCCATCTGTAGTTCTATATGCACTAGCAAAATATTGACCGCCTGAAGCATTTTCGTAGGCAGTGACATTAATTACACCGCCTTGATAAGTATAACCGCCTATCCAAGCGTCCATGTGAGCATAACCGTACATGTACCCTGTCAGTCTAGCCTGAAACATATATCCATTAGAAGTAAGGTTTGTTTTGATACAAACAGAGTTTTGATATGCTCTTAGGTTTATATATGCTACTGGTATCATTTTACCATCTGCTGGCTGACTGACCCCAGTACCTTCAGTCATACCACTATTTTCTGAGGCACTATAACTAGATATACTTGGATACCAGTTTCTTAGATTAGAAAAAAACCTTTTATCAAAGTTTGTTCGTACATGCCCCTCACTGGTCATTCTAAAGTTTTCTGTTAGGTTGTTGTCAGTTCCCCTGTCTGCATATGGTTGATGATTAAAGGTTGTGAAATGTCCTGTCGTTGTTGAAAAGCCACCACCGCTACCACCAACGCCTAACTCTAGGTGCTTCGAAGAATTGTAGCTGGATTGTATCTTAGGCAAAGCTGCATTTACAGCTAATGCACCTGTCATTGTATCTCCAGATACATTTACATATCGTGCATCACTTTCAGTCTGATCCTGATAAAAAGCAGAAGCACCAGTAGCTAAATCTTTAGACTTACCCATTAGGTAATCTCCAATATACTCATCATTACATCACAAGAGGAGGCTGCACTCGATGTCACTTTAATGCTATCGCCTGTTTGTAAAACGACCTTTTGATCACCTCCCACGACAACAAGTGAGCCTCCACTAGGTACGGTAGCTTGTTTAACCAAGAATGTATCGTTAGACCCATCGTTGTGTGTTACGTCAACTGTGATAGCTGCAGTGGTTCTGTTAGCACAAGACAAACCAATAACGGTTGTGGCTGTGCTTGAACCCACTGTGTAGCTTCCCACCGTAACTGCTGATGTGCCTATGCTACGTGAAGTCTTTCTAAGAAATGTATTTGCCATAATGTTATCCCAAAGCTATCGCTAGTGCAACAGCAGAACCTGCTGGGTCAAAGGCTGTGGATGCAGCAACACGTGCATCTGCTCTAGCGTTGGTGAAGTATAAGTTGGAAGATCCTTCTGATATATCATCTGTGTCGTGATTACCAAAGGAGATGACTGATGCTAAGTCGTGATCGTTAGATGCTGGGTCAAGGTGAGCAGCAGCACCAGCAGGTAAAGTTATGAATACAAATTTAGTACCTGCTGAAAAGTTTGTTGCTGATCCACCGTTTGAGCTAGACAGTACTGTAGTTCTTGTAAGAGTGTTAGTACCACTGTATGTACCTAGTCCAACTTCCCATTCATCTGTGCCATTAGCTGTATGCACAATGGCGTAGTAAGTCGTGTCATTCGTAGACATGACTGATGCGAATGTATCGAAGGTTGCACTTGCGCCACCAAGAGTTAAATTACCTGTTCCTGTAGTCGTAGTCGTTTCACGTACACGATCTCTTAGTATCAGTGCCATTAGTTTACCTTTACGTTATTCGTATAACTGCGTTGGATGCATCTGCTGTAGGAAAGATAACTGTGAAGTCACCTGCTGTCGATGCCACGTTTGAACCAAACGAGAAAACAGCTATAGCCTTGTTACTTGCTGAAGTATTATAGAGTAAAGCCCCAGCAGCAGAAATAGTCAGATTGGAAAAGACTTCATCTGCAAAGTCAACAATAGCCGTATCCGAACCTGAAGGTATAGATATGACAGGCGAATCAAGTACCTGTCCTCCTGCAGTATAGTTTGTACCAGTAGCTTCATCTGAGTTTGCTGTAAGATCAGAGTAGTTAGTAGTAGATTTGTTGAAGTTACCTGTAGGAGATGGTTTTATTAACGCAAGCTTTAACGAGTGCGTGTCTAAGTCGTGAACACCCCCAAGTAGCTCTTGCTTGAAGCTGTTGCACATTGCTGTAGTAATAGTACCCATGAGAATGTCCTTATGTTAAATGCACGAAGAGGCCACCGAAGCAGCCTCTAAGTTTATTTTGCGATTAAGCAGCGTTGTAAACGGCTGACACCAATGCTTGTGGGCGTAGAATTTTACGTCCATAGAGGTGCATACCACGTACAATGTCTGCAAATGAGTCAGGATCTCTGTAGTTTTCAACTTTGTTGATCTGCTCTGCAGAAGCAACTGCGTCTTCTTGACCTGCTAAGATAACACCGTAGTTGTCATCCTGTGCAGTTGAACCTGATGTACCTGGACCTGTACCTTTAGCAGGTAGGTTGTTAGATACATAGACTCTGAAGCCGTGTAAGTTGTTAACAGCTAGTCCATTTTGTAGACCTGATCCACCGTAGTCTGAGTTTAGAAGACGTGAATCTTCATCCTTCAAGATTTCCATGAATACTGGGTCAACAACCAACCAACGTCCACGTGAGTCAACATTAGCTACATCCATCTGACGTGCCATACGTGCAATAACAGTCAACGGTGATGTTACTGCATTTGACAATGCTGTTGCGCCTGGAAGACGTGCAGCAAGTGGGATGGAGTCACCAGTTGTACTTGATGAAGCTGATGTTGTGATGTGTCCGATGTCAGACATGTCTAATCGGTTAGCTTTTAAAAATTCACCGTTTAGCTCACTTGATGTTGGGTGCTGTGCTGTACCTGAAACAGTTGTAGTAATTGCACCTGCTGCAGAGTGACCTGACATGTACTGTAGTAAGTCTGCGTCCATTGCGTCAGCCATTTTATATGCTGCTCTATCTGCAGCTAGGCTTACGAAATCAACTGATGCAAACTGATCTTCGATGTCATCCATTTTGAAAGCAAAGTAGTTAGCTTTGTCGATGGTTAACTGGAAGTCAGCATCATCTAGGTCTTGTACAGAGATAGCTGTTTTACGCTCAAGAGCGTTGACTGTTACATCAGGCTCTTTTTGGATGCGTACAACATCACCTTGATTTGCAATCTCTCCGAAGTAGGAGTTGTTTGTGATTGCTGTTGCCACAGCCGCTTTTCGTAAAGCGATCTGTGCTTGTTTGGAATAGATAATCGGGCTAAAATTACCGTCAAATCCTGTTTTGCCAGAGGCAACTGCTATAGCCATAGTTAAAATCTCCTTTATAGATATGGCGTTGAATTAACACTACATATCCACCATGAAGAGGCTCTTTGTAATAGGGTAGTCAACGTTGCTTCTAGGCTGCGCTGCCTGTCTGCGTTGGGCCTGTACTTAGAGGTAAGTCTTTTGTGTGGCTAGTGCTTGATTAAAGCATACACACTAATGCTGTGTATATGCTATAGTTTTATCTATGATGATTAGAATGTCAACTACTTTCTAGTCATATCATAAATAAAGTTTCCAGAGCGTTGGGCTTCCATGATTTCATCAGCCCTCTTCTCGTATTCTCTTATTGACATTTTAGCTACTTCAGATTCTCGAATCATTTTAGCTGAATCGTCTGGTTCTGGAATTGAAGCGCTTTTTGTCTTAACTGAAGATGCTGCTGCTTTCTCTTCAGGCTTTGCTTTTTTCTTATTTGTAATACCTTTATCAATTTTGTAAAGATCAATTACACGTGCTACAGACTTTGCATCTTCTATATTCTCATACAAAGCATCCTGTACCCACTTAGGTTGTTGCTCTGCCCAATTATGAAACTTATCATCTTCACGTATCTGCACAAAGTCAGGATGCATAGTTATGAGTTCAGCTTCTGCCTTTTCTTTTTTAGCATCTAAGCGTAGCTCTTCTAGCTCTGCCATTCTTTTTTCTAGTTCTTCAGAAGATGCTTTAGATTCTTTCTTAGCCATAGTAAGAAACAAAGCTGCGACATCAGGGTTTTCTTTTTGAAACTTTTCTAACTCTTCTTCACTCTTAGGAAGTATTAATTCATTCTTAGCAGCTTTAGTTAGTTGTTCTTCTAATGCTTTTATCTTAGCAGTAAACTCTTCTTCTTTTTTCTGTTGATGTCTACGTAAATCACCATAACGTTTCTTGAAGTTTTTTTCTTCAGCACTTAGCTCAGTGTCATCTTCTTGTGCTTTGGCTTCTGGTTTCTCTTCTTGTTTGGTATCACTTTCTGCCTGAACTGGTTCAGCTTTAGGCTCTTCGCTACTGGGTTCAGCTTCAACGGCTTCTTCAGTTTTGACTTCTTCTTGTTCTGTTTCATCGACTATGCCTTTAGCAGCACGTGCTTGCTTCATCAGTTCTTTTAGTTCTTCTTCATCCTGCTTTATACGTGCTTCGTTACGTGCGTGTGATGCAGAGTTTATGTGAACCGACTTTATGTTTTGCTTCTCATGAAGCATAGTTCCACCTTCAGCCATTTTTATTCTCCTTTTTATGTTGGGGTCAGCCGTAGCTGAGTGGCCTTATAGTTATTTGGATTTTTTCTTTTTACTTTTTTTGGTTGCGAGACCGCCTTTTTCTAGTCCTGATATACCAAACCTGCTGTCTAGTGCTGCTCCACCTGTTTTTTGTTTGCTACTCAAACCACGTGTTGCACTTTTTGATGTTCCTGTTTTACGTCTAGTAGATTGACCTGCCATATTTTTATTGGCTTCCTGTCTGTCTCTACGTCTTTGAGCATCTCTGTCTGACCTAGAATCTCCTCTGACTTCAATCTCAGGTAATACTAAATCTATTTTATCATCATCTTTTGTATTATCAGGATCTTCAAATCGTGTCTGACTTCCACCAAACTGTTCTGCTGGGTCTGGCCCCATACCACCAAAGCCACTCTGTGCAGGTGGGATAGGATCATATGCAGTAGGAACTTCATCATAAGTTGATACACCAGGAGTTGTAGTAGTACTTGCTGTCTGAGCATCAGGTGTATATGGCGTTGGTGCTAGTGTAGGATCACTGTAGTCTGTGTCAGGTATCACTGGTTTTGGTATTTGTGCTACCCTTTTCTCAAACTCTTTACCTGTAATTTTATCTGCTATAGATTCTATTAATCCAGGCTGCTCTCTTTCAGCTAACTCCTGTAGATTACGTAATCTCATTTTATCTACTTCAGAAGTATTAGGATCAAGTAATCTTCTTTCGATTTCTTTTCTGATTGCGTTATGCTGTAGTTTCATCATAGCTTTTGTTACAAAGCTAAGACCAGAAAGCTTAGTACCAAACGAAGACATATCATTTACCATGTCTTTTAGTTCATCCATAGTAAGCTCTTTGTAGTTGATACCTTCAGGCGTGTCCATAGTAGAACTACCACCACCTCCACCAGAGTCGGAACCACCTGCAGAACCTCCTACAATAGTTGATGGATCACCTGCATTTACAACAGTGTTAATATCTATAGGATCACCTACAGGATAATAACCTTCAGGTATTTCTGTTTGAGGTACACCATCTATAAACGTTATAAATATTCTGTGTCCTTCATCATTCATGTATTCTATTACTTGAACACCTGAACTACCAGAAGCAGCCTCTGCCATATCAAAGCCGCCCTTCTGACTATAGAACGGTTCTTCTACAAGTCCACCTTCGTCAAGTCCTAAGTTCTCAGTAAGCCTTTCAAGAAACCCTTTGTCGTAGTAACGAACATTTTGTTTATCGTCACTTCCTGTGTAGGCTTTAGTTACTTCTCCAGCACCTTTTGTTTGCGCTGGTTTCTTTGTAGCTGTCTTTTCTTTTTTATCTCTGTAGTCACCACCAAAGTTTATTTGTTCAGCTATTGATGGACCAGGAGCATCGTCAGATGTAGCAGGTTTGCTTTTTAGTGTTGGTCTTTTTTTGTCGCTATCATCTCTAAACGCATTTTGTAAAGCTTGAAGTAATGCCTCTGCTCTATTCTTTGGTTTGCCTTTATTAGCTTGCGCTCTTGCTTTTATAGCTTTGTAAGACCTATCTCTTTTTTGAGTATTTGCTTCTTGTTGTTTTCTATTTGCTTCTCTTATCCCTGCAAAGAACTTACCTAAGAAAGCATCCTCTGGTTCTGCTGCATCTGGTGCATCCATAACCTCTAAGTCTTCTATAGTAAACTCTATATCTACTCCATCATCCATCATAGGCTCACCACCTATACGTCCATCTTCTGCCATCTGAGCATAGCCCATCTTAGCTTCTTTACGTAAATCTTCAAATAGTTTTACACCGTGAAAGTTTACTACATCAGCAGCTATAACTATCTCACCCTCACTGAGATTAGCTGGTATATCATCTCGTACATTTTCTGCAGTTGAACCTAATGGTATCTCATTACCTGACACAGGATCTACTCCTATAGTATTGTCAGGAACTTCTCCTAAGTCCATCTCCATCTGCTTTTCAACCGCCATTTACTGTCTCCCTCAATAGCTTGAGCTTTCTAAGTACGTCTATCGCACCCTGCTGTCTGTGTATAATGTGTGGTTCGTGTGCTGTTTCCAACGCACGTTGTCTCATATAAATTAAATCATCTATATGTTGTTGAAACTGTTCGTAACATTCTTTATCATTGACCAACTGCTTGAGGTGCATTTCCTGTAAATCCTTGTTCTT